TCTTCTGACATGATAAAATATTATATAATTGTTACTATTATTATTACCTAGGGTCTGACGAACCTAAGTTAAATCCACCGCCCATTGTATCGAACCCACTTGACTCGAAGTCTTGTGCTGGCAAATTATTTTGTCTTTGTTGTATTAATTCACTTTGTTGTGTAGCTTGTAATTTAGTTCTGTCGTCTTTTCTATCTTCTTTATCTACTATCTCAGACTTACGACCTTGAACCTCTAAACCTTTAAGCTGTAAATTCATTTCAAATTCTAATTGCATTAGCTCTTTCTTTAAAGTAGCTTCTTGCATTAGTTTTTGTGTATCAATTTGAGCTTGAGCGTTTGCTAACTCTATTTTTTGTTGTATTAAAGCCTGACCCTTTTGAACCTCTGCTTGAGCTGCTACTTGCTGCGCTTGTGCATTAGCTTGGGCTTGAGCTTGTATATTTTGTTGTTGTATTTCTTGGTCTTTCTTCTGTTTGTCTATTCTTCTTATTTTTAATAATTGATTAGCCAACTTAAGATTTTTAATTTCTCTAAGATCAATAGCATCTGATAAATCAATTAATCCACTTTGTACAGCTGCTTGTATATTGTTTTCTAACACAGCTCTTTCTTCTTCGTCTGGTTGTAACTCAATAAATATACCAAAATCATAAAGATACAAATCTTTCATTTCTTCTAATACAGCTACATTTTGATTACCTATTTTATGTATAAAAGCTTCTCTTGTTGGAGAATATTCTAATATATCTGAAATTCTTAATGATAACCCTTCACATAAGTCCGATGTTAAAAACAAACTTCCATCTAATATATGCCTTGTTGCTACATTTGAATTTGCTGCTGCCATTTTTTGCACGCCAACTAATGCTCTAGAATCAGGAGTACTTCCATCTCTAGCTTCATTCAATCCGGTTACGTCACGAATCATTTGCATGTAGTAATTGTAATTACCAATTAGTGATTGCATTTTACCTCCTCCAGCTCCTGTAGTTATTTCTTGAATAGGAACTTTGCCAGGATTCATATCGCCGTCTTGTGTAAATGATCTACCTATTACAGAACCTGTTTGAAAAAACATATTAAGTGCTTCTTGCGGATTGTAATTTGTACCGTTACCTAAATCAACCTCAGCTAAACCATCAGCATCAAGGTAAACTCCGTCTGGAACCATTCTTGACATTACTTGCTGTAGTTTTAAATGAGTTAATTGAATCATATCTGCAAATCCCGTTATACGACTTACTATAGATTCTATTCTACCTCGATACATTCTAGGAGCAACCATGCTATAATTCATTTTGACTTTAGAGTAATCACTCTTTGGTCTAATCATATTTTTAGCAAGTTCCCATTTAAGCATTCTTCCCCCAACAATCTTTACTCCCTCGTATAATACTTCAAGAGATTTAGATAACTTTTCAATACCATACTCTTCATATAATTCAGGTGGCGGATTGAATTGATCATCTTTAGGTATTATTTTTGCTGCTCCAGTTGCGGTTTCTTTTACTTTATAAACTTCATTAGTAAATGTTTTGTAATTAAAATACAATACCTGTACTGTATTAGAATCATCTTGATTTACGTTACTAATAGATCTATTGTAAAAACCGTTGTTACTAACTGACTGCCCAGCAATATCTTTTAATTCCTCATTGGTAAGCCAAGGGAATTCTTTTTTAAGTTCATTTAAGTGTACTGATCTTACTTCTCCTACATAATATATATCGTCAAAGTAAGGTGAATCTGTATATGACCAAACTAAGTTAACAGGGTCCACATATTCTACTTTAGCTCCTTCTGATTTTGTAAAAACATTTTTTACAGCACCAATACCTATAGTGGTTAAATCATAATTACAACGTCTTTTTATTAAGTCATAATTATTACCATCTAATAAGACTTTGATTGCTTGCTCTTCTGCAATCTCAACTTGTTGTTTATAAGTAAGTTGCATGTGAAGATCTAACTCTTCTTTATTTTTAGGTAATGTTTCAGGATCATTTTCAAATAAGTTAACACCAAACTCAGCAGAAGCAAATTCATTAAGCTCTTTAGTTTGCATGTCTCTTATTAAAGACTCCATGTATCTTGTACGTTTATCCACTCCATAAGGATCCTGTGAATAAGCTCTTATATCAAATAGTCTATCAGAAATACCGTTAACTACTATATCTACAAATTTAGGTATAATAGGCACAGGTTTCCAATCCAAATTCAAATAAGATAAATCACCGTTTATAGATAACTCATCTTTATATTTTTGTATAGGCTGTTCGCCTCTAGCGTATAATCTTAAATTGTGAAAAGTAACTTGGTTGCTTTGAAACCTACTGCTATTACCTCCATTGGTATTATTGAACCACTCACTTTCTATAGCTCTACCTACAGTAGTACCATAATCCATGGACATCTTCTCCGCATCGCTAGCTACTTGGCTTGGAAAATAACTTGTTATAACTGACTCAGCCATATTTTTATTTTTCTATTAATTTTGATAAACCACCTTGGTTGGTGTATTTAGCTATTTTTAAACTTATTGTTTCTTTTTGTACTTGAGGTCTGGGATAATATAAATGTCTATTACAAGCCATTATAGCTAAGCCAGAACTTATGGCCGCATCAAACTTTGTTCTTTTATTTATATCAAAACCAGCCCAATCATTTAAAGTAGTATTAAAATACATTGCACCGTACTGACCATCTTCACGTAAACCTACGTGTTTGTCTATATATGTTTCGATAGCTGCCGCGTGTGCTTGTTTTATATCTTCACTAGAGTTAGGCATTCCACCAATTTCTCTTTCAGTTACAGATAATTTGTTCCACACTTTGTCAGGTCTATTCATTGAATACCCTCTGTATCCTCTTCTTTTAAAATAATACAATAATCTAGGTTTATTGTTTTCACATAATAAAGGCATTCCATAAAATATACAAGCCATTAATACATCTTCAAAAAATATCTCTGCGGTTTGTGGCCTAGCTATATATTCTAAAAAGAACGTATTAGCTGGAGCGTCTTCTAAACTGAATTTTGTCAAACCGTGTAAAGCTCCTTTAGATCCGTGCCCATCTGTTGTTCCTGATATATCATAACTATCACAACCAAATGCGCCCATATGATCATTACCTGGGGCTTTCAATCCTTTATTAACAACTTGTTTATTTTGTAAGTGCTCCCCGGGAACCCAAGATACTAAAAATCTTCCAGATGGATTAGGTGAAAATTTCACCGTAGAATCTTTTATTCCATTTACCCATTGAAAGCTTCCTCTTGTTAATACATTTGTATTACCTAAATCTTCGTTGTAATCTATTTGTTCGTATATTTTAACTAAATTAAATATACTATTTTTTGTTTCATCCCTAAAAGCGTGTTCTTCTGTTCTAGGAAATTGTCTATAAAATTCATTTAGAGCGTCCTGGTCGGACTTTAATCCTTCTGCCTCATTATTCCAGTGCTCTATAACCCCGATGTCTATAACGTCGCCGTATGGGCCTAGTACAGGTTCTTTAGGGGTATTAAATACAGGATGCCCATACTCATCAATAAATCCTTCATAATTCCATTCCATAGGAATAAACAAAGAATATAAACCTGAAGCGGTTTGGCCATTCCTATTTCTTTTAATAACATCTGAATTGTTATATAGTTTTTTAAAATTGTCTCCTCCTTTATCTAATGCATTTGAGGTTGAACCCATCATACATTTTCCAATAATTCTAGAACCTAATCTTAAACACGTTTTTGTAACTCGCCAGTTATTTAATATATTATTCGGTTTCTCCCACTTGCCACTTTCATCATGTACTAGTAGTTTTAGTTTTTCTCCATCGTATGCGTTATCACCGGTGTTTTTCCAATCGACGGTGGTATCAAGACCGTCAAGGGTCTCGGGCCTAACGGCTTTGGTGATGGACTTACGAGTAAGCTTTGATGCGGGGACCCTGTAGGCAAGTTCCGTCTTTGGCCTGTCCATACCGTCCTGGATCGGTTTAAAGAAAAACGGGTAGTTAACACTAATGGGTACAACCTTATCTGTGAACATTTTCTTAGCATCGGCTCCAGATTTGGACAAAATCCCAAAGCGTGAGTCGGACGATATTGTTGCCATATTAACCGTTTCCCCAGACGCCATGAATGAAAAGCCTGAACGTCTATTCTTGAGATATGACATTCCATAACAACGGGTGTCTGCTTTACAAGCTTCCCAGAAGATGTAGAATAATCTGTTTGATTCCCTAAAATCTGGCTGCCCAACATCAATCTTGGACCACTGCAAGTACATAAAGTGAGTACCAGTAATGTAAGTATCCAAGCCCTTATTATTGAACCAGTGACCGTTTTCTCTTTTGTTAAATTGTTCATCTATATAACTTTCCCATTTTAGCTTAAATGACTCTGGATAATCCCTCCAATCGAATATACTTTCAATTGATTTTAATTCTTTAGGGTATTCTTCAGGTGTCCATTTTTTATTTGATTTATCTACACTAGGCGGTGCTTTTGGTAAAGCTATTTTTAAGTTCTGTATATTGTATATTTCACCAATTTGCCCAGTCTTACTTATAACAACGATGTCGTGTTCTTTGTTATAACCATACTCCCATTTTTTAGCTTTGTTGAGTCTTGATATTGTAGTAAGCTTTACAGGAGTTACAATCTTATATAATGTTTGTTCGTACATTACTTAGATCTTTTTTCAGCGAATCCTTTAAAAGATTTTTCTTCTTTAATTTCTGCTGGTTTTTCGTCAAGAATATCTTGTTCAAGTTGTATCCTAGTAAGGATTTCAAAAGCATCAAATATAGCTAGCTTTTTTGTAGCCGCTGCGTTTTTAAGCTTGTCTGCAGCAAGATCATCTTCTGAATCTACAATAGATTCTTTGGCAACTTTTATAAGTTCTTCAACCGCTCTATGCCCAGCTTGGATTATACTCTTCTTCGTTTCCTTGATATTCATATTTAATTGTGATTGAATTTGTGGGTACTCTATAAATTCTATCGTTACCGATTACAAATTCATATTCTGCCCCAGGTCTAAACCCGACTAGATCTCCGTCTTTTAATCCTTTTAGTTCAGGATCTTTGAAGTATAAAACACCAACACCTTCTTTCTCTTTATCTAATGAAAATGATTTTGTTTCTTTTATAGGTTTTACGAAATTAAATCCCTTACAGCTTTGCCAGTTGCTTTTTCTTTTGTAAGCATAAACCTGATCTTCAGTTGCAAAGTATATATTATCTTTATAGTAAGATCTACTATTTTTTTCGTCACCTCTAATGTCTCTAAAACGTCTAAATACATTGTGATGCACTATTACTTGATCACCTTCTTTTATATCAGTATCTGATAATTTAGGTACGGATATAACCTTAGCTATTCTATTTGAATAATTATGATTTTGTAATTCTGTATTTAACAATAATTCATTGCCTTCAATATTCTTTACATTGTTATATCTTTCGCCTATAGGCTCTATGATAAAATTAATTAATGACTTCATTAATATTGCAAATCATATTCTACTGCAATTGCCATATTTTTATTAAAATCTTTCCATGGCATTATCTCGTTATTCTTTTCTATATATATTGAGTACTTAGTATCTTCTTCAATTATATTTTTTATGGTATGACCACCATACACTTCCTGTCCAACAGAGTAGTGCATGGCATCATTTTTGTAGTCTTTACCAATACTTATCTTTCTAACTATCTGATTCATTTTCTTTGATTTCTCCAGTTTGGATATCAATTTGAACCTGGCCATAAGTTTCTTCTAACGTTTTTTGAGTTTCTCCTAAAGCTTTTTTAGCCTCAACTCCCGCTAAAATAAGTTCTTGTTTTTGCATTTCTAAACCACCAATTTGCATTTGCACTTCGTTGATTTTACCAATGACCCCTTGTAATTCTTTTAACTCTACTTCTGATAATTTTTTAGACATAATAATATGATTTAATTGTTTATATAATAACTATATAGTTACTTGTTTTTAAGCATTCTTAATGACATGCAATCATCAGAGTTGCCGGGTTAGTGCCTTCTATTAACACATAATCAACGATTACTGGCAAGTATGTCCCTGCTTGTACTCCTTGAAAAGATACTGCTTGAGAAGCTAAAGGTGTGTTATCAACTCCTGTAATAGTAATAACTGCCATTGAAGTACCTCCTGCTATTCTAAGTGTTTGTCCTACTACATAACCACTACCTGTGTTATTTAGTACGGCAGTAACAATTGCACCACTACCATCTACAGTGATATCTACGGTTAAGCCAGTTGCATCTGTACCATCATCGTTTAAAGTTGCTACTGCAGCTCCAGTGGTATAACCTGCTCCTGGTGATGTTATTGTAAAACTTTCTACAACACCTCCAAGTGTACTAGAAAGTATAGCTTTTACAGTACCGCCTCCGCCAACCCACAAAGAAGCTTTGTTAAGGTTTGTAGAAGCATTAATTGTATTGCTTGGTGTTACTACTTTGCCAAACTCTATAAAGTCTGGCTGATTTAAAAATTGTCCCATTATTTTTGTTTATTTTTTATTTATTTTTGTTGCTTTTTCCCAAGTTCTTCCTACAAAATAAGCTCCGTAAACAGTAACTAATAATGTTTGAAATATAGGTATATACTCTTTTGCTATTTGAAACTCTCCAATGTTACCATCAGTAAATGCCAACGCTGTAAATATAACCGTTATATATATGAGTATAATTGGCCGGATATTTTTAGACAAGAAACTGTCACTTTCCATATCTGACTTCCAACGATCTGTTACTTGAGCTTGAGCATTTGTATCGGCTTGTTCTAGTATTTCTATAACTTGCTTTTTAATAGTAAGCTTCTCTTCTTCAGTTGTAGTTAACTTATCAATAGCGCTGCCAATTTCTTTAACAACACTACCTGTAAGCCATTGAAATAACTTTTTCATTTAATCTTTTATCTTAATAGCATCTGCTGCTTGTCCTCTTTTTCTAGTAGCTTTTGCTTTTAATCGTGTTTCTTTTCTTTTAAGTCTTAAAGCTTTTTGCTTGTTACCATTCTCTAAAGCTTGTTGGCCTTTTAGTCTAGCTCTTGCTGCTCTATCACTTGCTCTACCTGCTGATTTAGCTTTTCTATTAGCTTTACGTACGTCTCTTTTAGAAGGCTTTTCTGTTTTAGTGTTACGCTTTACAACTTCTGCTTTAAGTTGTTTTGGATCTAACTTTGTAGATATTTCTATTTTTTTAATTCCTTTAGGTTCTATTACAGAAGCTGTTTTAACCTTTTTTCTAGGTGGTGTATCTTTACCTTTGTTTTTAACATCCCATCCTTTACCGGCCTTATATGAAGCGTTTTGACGTTTAGCTTCTTTTATATAAGTAGCTTTGTCCATCTTACCGTATGTTTTTTGATCCCTATTTTTATAAGCAGTATCGTATGAAACTTTTTTAGTTTTAGTGGCTTGAGTTTTGGTAGTGTCTACTTTAACGTCTTCTTTTTTCTTAGCTCTAGATTTATAAGTACCACTGGCTTTAGCCATTGCATATTCTTTAGCAGTATAACCTTCAGTGCTACCTGCTTTGTTTTTTGTATCGTAGTCGTAAAGATTCTTTTCAAAAGATTTAATCCTACCTGCCTGTCTTACGCTTCTATTCATAGCGGAATCCATTTGTCTAGGATTAACATTTTTAGATGCAGCTTTTGTATTTGCATTTAAAGTAGATACATCTTTTCTATATTGATCCATGTTCTTTTGATAATTAGATTTATCTTTCGCAGCTTTCTTTGCTTTGCTTGCAGCTAAGTTGTCGGCTTTTACTTTGTCTTGTCTAGACATTTCATTTCTAAAATTGTCCATTTTTTTAGTAAGTTCAGGGTCAGCAACTGTTTGCTTAGCAGGTGAAGACATCTTCATTTTAATAGGAGCTCCTACGTTAAGTAATGGTTGTGTAATACCTCCTTTAGTAGTTCTTTTAATTTTCGCCGTTATTGGTGTGTTTTTGAAACTCATTTTTTTTTATTTTTTGTATGGTAACATTTTATTTAGTTTTTCTTTTCTGTGCTGGCACCCGCACGGGATGTTTAAACCCTCTGAAACTTTTTCTACTAAAGTCTTGATTCCTGTTGCTTTAGTTATT